TCGGCGCATCCGGACACTCCCATCGACGGGTCGCTGAAAATGTGGGAAGGTTTAGCGCAAGCAAATCCATCGCTCGGTTACACGATCCATCCCGAAAATCTCAAAATGGCTCTCAATGACCCACCGGACACCATCCGAACCGAAATGCTTTGCCAATGGGTGACGACCTTGAATGGTGCGGTTGACCCTGACCAATGGGAAACCTGCCGCGATGAGAAGATCGTGCTTGACCCTCAAAAGACGACATGGCTTGGCATCGATCTTAGCCCTAGTCGTCAGGAAGCGGCTTTGGTTGCGGCTCAGAAGCTCGACGGCGACCGATTTGGTGTCGTCCTCTTGCAGACATGGAAGTCAGATTTGGCTCTCGACGATAAAGCCCTGGCGAACGACATCGCGCCGTGGGTTCGAAAGTATCAGGTCGAGACGCTTGCTTACTCAAAGCAAACCGCATCCGCGATCGCGGTTCGACTTATGCCAGCCGGTATTCCGGTGCATGACGTCGATGGCAACGATTACATGCAAGCATGCGACGAATGGTCGGGAGCCATCAATTCAGGCAGGTTCAGGCACTCAGGTCAGGAGGAATTCACCAAGCAAGTGCTTTCAGCCGTGAAATATCAACGTGGTGATAGTTCATGGGTTATTGGTCGTCGGGCATCCAGCGCCACCGTCTGCGCTGCCGTTGCTTCAGCCCTGGTCACGCACTTTGCGACTCGGGTTGACGATGGGATCGATATCGTCGTAGGCTGAACGCGCTTGATCCGCTCCCGGAGTCAGATACTCCAGGAAACGCGACCGCCGGTCTTTGGACGCCGGCGGTTTCGTTTATTAGACGGTCTTTCGTGCTAGAATTATCCATCAATGGGCGTTCTATCCGATTTATTCGGCACTCCAAAACAGGCTAACGACGTAGTTGACGTTGCAGCTTCTCTCGCACCTTTCTACGTCAATCAAACCGCACTCAATATCGCAGGCGGAACGATTAGCGTTCCTCGCGCATCCGCTTTATCAGTTCCGGCAGTTGCACGCGCTAACGGAATTATTACATCAACCGTTGGATCATTACCGGTTGAAAAATTCAATGACGCAACAGGTCAGCGCATACCGGTCGAGCGATCATTTCGTCAACCAGATCCTCGGGTTCCTGCGTCGTTGATCTATTCGTATCTTGCTCAGGATCTTTGGCTTTTCGGTGTGGCTTACGGTCAGGTTCTCGACATGTATGCCGCTTCGGATGGTGGTCGCGTTCGTCAATGGACACGCATCGATCCAACATGGGTTAGCGTTCGCACTAATCCGCTCGGCACAGAAGTCATCGGCTACACCGTCAACGGACAGAACGTTCCAATGACCGGGGTCGGTTCCATTATTGCGTTTTACAATCTCGCAGACGTCGGGATTTTGAATCGTGCCGGTCGCACTATCAGAGCAGCGATTGAATTAGAAAAGGCTGCCGAAATCTACGCAAAAGAACCGCTCCCAACGATGGTTCTCAAATCGACCGGCACGAACCTACCTTCCGAGCGCATCAAAGCACTTTTAGAGTCATGGAAAGTCAGTCGTCAAAATCGCGCAACCGCTTTTCTGAATGCTGACGTCGAACTCCAGGCTCTCGGCTTTGATCCTAAGCAACTTCAACTCAGCGAAGCTCGTCAGTACATCGCTTTGGAACTAGCACGTCAATGCGGGATCCCTGCATACTTTCTCAGCGCAGAATCTACTTCGATGACGTATTCGAACGCCACGAATGAGCGTCGTTCGCTTATCGATTTCTCGCTTCGACCAATCCTGACCGCGATCGAGTCGCGTCTATCGATGGACGATTTCACACCGGCAGGCACTCGCGTTCGTTTCGACCTAGATGATTTCCTTCGTGGAAATCCTTTGGAGCGAGCACAGATTTATCAGATTCTCACCGGCATCGGAGCGATGTCCGTGGAGGAAGTCAGGAAAGCAGAGGATCTCTTAGGATGAAGATCAATTTTCCAATGACCATCACGGCGGCAGACGTCGAGTCACGCACGCTCACCGGTCGCATCGTTACATGGGGCGAAGAAGGTAATACCTCAGCCGGACGCACCATCTTCAGCGAGAATTCAATTCAATTCGGAAAGAATGTGAAACTTTTGCTAGAACATGAGATGAGCAAGCCAATCGGCAAAATGCTCAGCGCAGAAGTAACCGATACCGGCATCGAAGCCAAGTTCAAGCTCGCAAACACGACCGTCGCATCCGACGCTTTGGTGGAAGCAGCCGAAGGATTACGCGACGGCTTTTCAGTAGGCGTGAAGCTCAACGATTGGGCGAACCAAGACGGCGCGATGGTGATTTCATCAGCCAAGCTCATCGAAGTCAGCCTGGTCACAGAGCCAGCCATTGATTCAGCGCGAGTCGCTGAGGTCGCAGCAAGCGACGAACAAGTTTCCGAAGAAGCATCCGCTTCCGAGGATCAACCAACAACACAAGGAGAACAAGTGTCCGACACTACCGTTCCAGCTCCTGCCGTCGAAACGGTAGAAGCACCGGTGGCAGAGGTTCAGGCTAAGTCTGCACCTATGTTCACCGCTCCTCGCGTGAATCTCAACGTCACCGCAGGACAATACGCACTCGCTCAGGTTCGCGCTTCACAAGGCGACACCGACGCACGCGATCTCGTTGCAGCACTCGACATCGCTACCGTTTCCGAGAACACCGGAATGGTTCCACCAAACTATCTTCGCGACATCATCGGCGTCATCGATGATTCACGTCCGTTCATCAACTCCATCGAGCGCGCAGCCCTTCCAGCGTCCGGCATGAAAGTGTTCACGCCTAAGCTCGGCGCACAGGCGACCGTTGCAGTTACCGGTGAAGGCGTTGAGTTCGATTCAACCGACACAGTCGTAACCTTCCAAGAGGACACCATCGTCAAGTTCGCAGGTGCAAACATCATCAACGTCGAGCTCGTGGATCGTTCGGACCCATCGTTCGTCGACTTGCTTCTCCGCGAGCTTGCCGCGTCCTACGCACAAAAGACCGACGCTTATGCAGCTCAGATCGCATCGCAGAACGCATCCGCTTCCGATGCAACCACAATCTACGGCGCAATTGCAAAGGGTATCGCTGACTCCTATGGAGTCATGCGCTTTACACCAAGCAATCTTCTCGTCGCGAACACCGGCGGATCCGAAGGAATCGACTTTGCTGGTTTGCTCGCAGCAGTAGATGATTCAAAGCGTCCGCTCTACGCAGCCGCACTTCCAGACAATGCAGCAGGTCTCATTACCCAGGCTTCAACGGCTGGAACCGTCGCAGGACTTCGTTTGGTCGTCGATCCTAACTACACCGGTGACGATGCAAACACCAAGCACGCTCTCGTTTACCCATCCGCAGCGATGCGTTTCCATGAGTCCGGCACAGTCCAGATTCGTGCGAACGTCGTCGCAAACGGTCGTATCGAGGTCGGCATTTATGGTTACGTCGCAGTAGTCAACCGCTACCCATCGGCGTTCCGTAAGCTCACCGTTACACCGTAGTCAATCAATAGTCCTGGGTGGGTGTGATCCCGAGCCCACCCGGGATCCCTAATCGAAAGGAGCAGACATGCCGACAATCATCAGCGTGGGTCAGTTGCGCGCCGTCCTCGGTGTTTCTGTTTCGCTTTACTCGGATCCTATTTTGGAGGACGTCATCGATACGGCTGAGAATGTCGTGCTCCCGATGCTCGTTCGTTACTCCAGCCCGATTCGTTCGGTGGAGCTTCAAAGCAATCAAGCCATTTTTACCTTCGACGCCGTTCAGGTGTTCAACGAAGGTCAGAGCGTCGTCATCGCGAATGCTGGCTCACCTTTCAACGGCACTCACACCGTTCTCGCAGACGGTCTTAGCGATACGACCTTTCGCGTGGCGATCACTAATGCCGATATCGCAAAACGAAACCTAATTCCGGCAGGAACCGCGACCCTAACCGGCGCAAGCACCTACGTAGGCGTTCCTGAGGTTGAGTCGGCTGTTCTAGCGGTCGCCACCGAGGTCTTTCAATCACGCAGCGCAGTAGGAGGTCAGATCGAAGGTGTCGATTTCCAGGTGACGCCGTTCCGTCTCGGTCGTAGCCTATTCAACAGAGTTTCAGGGCTTCTTGGGCGTCACATCGATCAGGAGTCGATCGCGCTATGACCATCGCGACCGAGGTTCGCGCCGCGCTCAAATCCTCGCTCGCTGCGGTTCCTGCCAATATCTACGATCACGTTCCCGAGGCTCCACAAGTTCCTCATGTCTCATTCGTTCCCGATGATCCGTATTTGGAAATCGAAACAATCGGCAAAGCAACCCTGAGATTACGCGTCAACATGGTTCTTGCCGTTGGCGTCAACTATGCGAGCAACGCTGCCGCGCTCGATAACTTGGAGCAGCTCATCACTAGCGTTCTGACGAATTTGCCTTCCGGCTATATCGTCGGAGAGGTCAACCGACCAACAGTCACACAGGTTGGATCCGCAAATCAGCTCGTTGCTGATATTCGGGTTTCAACCTATTTCCAAAACTAAGGAGCAGAAATGCCTACCGCCGTAATTACCGGTCGCGATGTTACCTTCACTATCGGTGGTAACAATTTCGACGCTCAGGCGACCTCAGCCGTTCTAAGCGGCGAAATGGTTCGCGAAACCTACGAGACACTCGATGGCAAAGCCTACAAAGTTCTCGACAACAATTTCACCTTCTCGGTTGAAATGCTTGCTGATTGGGGTGCGACCGGCTCGCTTTGCGAAATCCTTTGGGGCGTCGCTGAGTCAGCACCGAACACCGGAATCAGCACCGTGTTCACCGCAGCACCAGGCGCGGTCTTAACTTTCCAGAGTCTTCCTTCCTGGCCGTCAGCCGGTGGAAGCGGAAACGACGCGCAGACAGTAACATTTGAGTTCCAGGTCATCGGCGTTCCGGCTGAGTCCTTTAGCTAATCGGAGAATCCGGATATGAAAATA